GGGCGCTTCGCCGCGATCAAGGCAGCGGCGGAAAAGCATCCCGACAAGTACCAAGGCTATGTCCAGGCGATCAAAGACGCCGGGCACGAAATCCCGCCGGGGGTGACAAATCCTGTCCTGGTCCGGCGCACGGGACAAATGACCCCCGAGGCTGAGATCAAGCTGGCCCGGGACAGCAATGTCTCGCGCGCCATGTCGATGAGCGCCGTCGAACAAGCGAAAGTCGATGCGGCCAATATCAGCGACGACATGATGTCCCGCTATGCCCCTGGCGACCCCCGGTCACAGCGCGCATGGCTGGCGACCTTGCCGGAAACCGAACACGCGGCGGTGATCAACGAAGACGGGTCCAGGCTCTCCAAGGCGGGCGAGCAAAGGCTGAAAGGCGCGATGCTCGCCAAAGCCTACGGCCATGGCGATTTGCTCAAGCGCGCCCTGGAAGACCCCAACGACGACACCAAGGGGATCACCAATTCCCTGGCCGATGTCGCGCCGCAATGGGCCAAGATGAAGGCGCGCATTGAGGCGGGCGATATTCCCGCCGAGTTCGACATCACCAAGCACCTGACCGAAGCGCTCGACATGGTGCGCCAGCAGCGCAGCAGCCATCTCACGCCGCACGACATGGTGGAGCAAACCGACCTGGAGCGCGGCCCGCTCAATCCGATCACGGAGCAACTGTACCGCAGTTTCTACAATGACAGTCTGACGCGCTTGAACAGCGCCAAGGGCCTGACCGGCATCCTGCACGACTATCTGCGCGCCGCGCACAACTACACGCCGCAGGAAGCGCTCCCGGGATTTGAAGTGGACAAACCCAATCCGGCGAACATCATCAAGGAAATCCGCAGCGGGGGACAAGAGGCCCTGTTCGACACCGAGGGCGAGCCGGGACAAGAGACAGAACCGGCGGCGGAAGAGTTCGAGCCGCTGGCCCCCGAAGACCAGCATCTTCTCAAGACCGTCAGCGACATGCTGGAAAAGGCGCAAGCCAAACCCAAAGGCAAAGAAAAGCAGATCGCCAAACTGACGGAGACGCGGGACAAGCTGCTCGCCAAAAGAAAGCCGATCCGCAAGCAGAAGAAAGTCGATCTCAGCCCGCCGAAGCCCGACACCGCGCCCAAGGGGTTCGACGATCACAAGCAGCAAGAAGGCACGCCGATTTACCGCACCGGCTTTGTCCAGATTGGACTGCGAAAAGGCTTGTCCCAGGAAGACGCCGAAGCCTATGCGGACACCGCCATCAACAAACCCATCGCGCACCAAGTTGAAATCCTGCGCAAGGAAATGCAGGACCAATTCAAATTCAAGGACGTGACGGTCCAGTCGCGCGGCGGCGTCCAGGACTATGACAGCCGCAACACGCTGCTGGACTTGCACCGGGCGGCGCACGACATGATGTTCGCGCTCGGCTATCCGCTGGAAGCGGCCAGCCTGGGCGGGCGGGCCAGCCTTGTCGTGGCCCCGCCGACCAAGACCCAGTTCGGCAGCTACGATCCTGCGTCCAGGACAATCACCGTCAACGGTCGCGCCAATGTGTTCGGGCATGAATGGGGCCATGCCTGGGACCACGACATGATCGACATGATGCTCAAGTCGCAGAACACGCGCTTCCTGGCAACGCAAGCCGGGACAAGGGGAAAGCTCGACCCCACCGACCCCCTGGCGAAGCGCGTGGGGTATTTGCTCAATCTCCTGTTCCATGATCAGGCCGTCCTGGCGGCGAAGAAAATCGAATTGCAGATCAAGGCGCAGCAAGTGAACGCGGCGGGTAGCCCCACCCCGGCGGCCAAGAGCGCGCAAAAAGCGCTGGACCTGTTGGAGACGGGCGCGCAATCCAAGCACACCAAAGACATGGCGATGAGCAAGTACCGCACACAGTCCATGTTGTACGCCAATCCGAAATACTTCGGCATGGACGCCGAACTCTTCGCGCGCGCCATGGAGACATATATCGCCCGCGTCATGGAAGAGAACAATGTCGATCCGCGCGGCGTTGTCATGCCGGATGAGGCGTATCTGTCCGACAGCAGCGCACGGCTGAAAATGACATTCCCCAAGGAAAGCGAACGCCTTGCGATCCATGAGGCGATCCAGCATGTGATCGACGGCTATCGCGATGAAGTGCTGCACGGTTCGGTCGCGGCGGCGCGCGCCTCGGAAGGCGGCAACAGCGACCCGAAAGTGTGGGGCAAGTTGAACGTCGGCAACAAGCCGCTCCAGCCTTTCCGCCAGCTTGTCCAGCGTTTGAAGAATTGGCGGCAGACCCTCAACAAGGCAAAGCTGACCGACCCCAATAAGCCCGATCCCGGCGATCACGATCTTTTTAGCCGCTGGAAGATGCTCGCCATCGAGGAATTGTGGACGCGCATGGGCGTCCTGGAAGCCATGCACCATGACGGCACCCCGGCGCAGAAGGCGGCGCTCCAGAACATCATGGACCGCCTGGGACATACGCCCGGTTCGGGACGACATAATCCCTGGGACGCCATCGAAGAGAGGGCGCACAACATCACCAACGAGGCGATGCGCCACTTCTCCAACGCCCTCGACAATGAGGGCTTCGATCCTGACACCATGACGCAGGAGGACAAGGACCATCTGCGCCACGCCATGACGACCGGCGAGACGGCATACCCCACCGACGAACTGGACCCCAACAGCGCGCGCGTCCCGATTGATCCCAAGATCGAGCGCGTTGCGCGCAAGCTGCGCGAGATCAGCAATTCCATGTTCGACATGCTGCGCAAGGCGGGCGTCCCCGTCGGCTACGCCAAGAGCGGGCATTTCATGCGCCTATACGATGCGGCGCGCGCCTACAGCGACGAAGCCGGTTTCATCAAAGCCGCGAAAGTCATGTACGGCAGGATGTTCGACGAGGAAGTGGGCGACGCCGGGGACGATCCCGCCGCGCTGCTGGACAAGTGGAAGCAGATGAACGCGGCGGAAAGGGGCGAAGACCTCAAGCCAGCCACGGGCGGAAATCAGTATTCACCGCTGATCGCCACCCGGGACGGCATGGACGAACTTGCCGCCAATCTGAAAAAACAGAAAAAGATCGAAGCGCAGATCGAAGCGGCGGGCGGCGTTGCGACGGCCAAGCAAAAGGCCGACCTGGATAAGCTGCAAAGCGACGCGCAATATCTGGCCGAAACGCACCATGACGGTGTGCGCGACATCATTGCGGAAATCAACGCCACCGATTTCCACCAGAACCTCACCACCAACTATTCCAACGATTTCAATAAAGGCTCCCCTGGCGGGCGCTTCCTCAATGCCCGCACCTTGCCGCCCTACGCCGACCAGATCATGCGCAAGTATATGAACACCGATCCGCTGCAAGTCTTGCCGCACTATTATGAAAGCGCGGCCCGCAAGATTTCCTATGCGGAGCGTTTCGGCGGCGGGGACAACGGACACGGCAAGCGCGAGGAACTGATCCAGGCGCTAAAAGACGCCAAGCTGCACCCGGAAAAAGTGGACATGGTGAACCACATCATCGACACGGTTTCCGGCGGGACAAGCAGCAGCCAAGCGCGTTCGGCCATGGCGCTCGCCAACAGCCTCCATACCAGCGCCGCCGTCGCCTTGATGGGGCGCTCGTCCTTCACCATGGCGGCGGAGCCCTTTATCGGCGCGCTGCACACCGGAGAGATGCAAGTCGGTATCCGTAATCTCATCGGGTCCATGGGACAATTCTTGCGCACCGCGAACGCCAAAGAGCGCGCCGAACTGGCGGACTTCCTGGGCGTCACCCGCAGCGCCTTGCACGAAGACATTCTATTGAACCGTGCCGACGCGCGTTATTCCGACAGCCCCAACATGGCGAAGTGGATTGCCAAATACTACAAGATGATCCTTGTCCCGCAGATCACCCGGGGCAACAAGCGCGGCAGCGTGGCCGGGCATCATTGGTATTTGAAAAAGCTGGCCCGGGACACGCTCGACTTGTCCAACCGGGACGGCGCGGCAGACCGACGGGACGAAGCCTATCGGGCGTTCAACGAGTTCGGCATTCACCCGGATCATCATTTCCGTTTCTCGCAATGGATGGCGGCGCAAGACGGCTTGCCGCAGCCGCACGATCTCGCGAACTCTGAATGGGGGTCCACCTATGCGCGCGCCATGCGCCGCCTGGGCGGACGTACCGTGATCGAAGTCTCGAAGATGGAAAAGCAACTGGCCGCCGATGACAAGTGGCGCGGGCTGATCTATCAGTTCACCAGCTACAATAACGGCATGCAGCGCAATGTCCTTGAGACAATGGTGTCCCGCAACAAACGCCAATATGAGCGCACCTTCGAGCGCGAACAGGCGCGCGGGCGCGGCAAATTCCGCTCGCATGCAAAGGCAAGCTGGAAGACCGGATGGAAACTGGGCTCGACCGGCGCGACCGTCGGCGGCTTGATCATCGCGGGACTGCCGCAGACCATTTTCCGCGAATATGTGTTCAATCATAACAACTGGAAAAAGCACGAAGAGGCGGGCGACCTGTTGGCCTGGATTACCGAACTCACCATGGAGCGCTCTGGCCTTGGCGGCATGGCGGGCTTGCCGATGGAAGTGCTGACCAATCTGCGTTACGAGGCCGAAGTCCTGGGACTGACTTCCGGCGCGGCGATCAAGACCACCACCAAAAACTTGAGCGACGCGGTGTCGATGATTTTCAACAACAAGGGCGACACGTCCAACAGCAACGCGCGCTATTATGCGGGCGTCCGGGGCATCTACAATCTGCTCGGCATTCCGCTGGAAGCCCTTATCGCCACCACGCTTTCCGAGTTCGGCATGATCGCGCATGGCCTTGCCGCCGCTGGCTATATGTATTTTTCGTCCCCGCAGTTTGCCGACACCGTGGCGTCCACAATCGCGGGCGAAAAGGGCACCGAGATCAAGCCGCCGAAGCTGGACGAAGACGGCAATGTGATCGAGGAAGAAGAACCGGAGGCCGAAGCCGGGACAACGCCCAGCAAGAAAGAGGGCATCTCGAAAACGCAAAGCGCGGGCGCGGTGCCGTGGGGGCTGGTCGATGATTTCATTGCCCCGGCGTGGCAAGTGATCCGGCCATCTATCATGGCGATCCCCAAGACATACAAAGTCGGCGCGGGACTGGGTGTGCTGGGCTACGGCCTCTGGTCCCTGCTCGACGCGACCGCCAAATTCCGCAACGCGCCGCCACCGAAGCCCAAAGAAAACCAAGAAGGAGAACCGCCATGATCACAATCGCTTTGCTCATCATCGCCATGGTTTGCTTTATCGCCGCCGCCGCGAACTATCCGCCCAATCGCCCTTTTTCGATTGGCTGGCTCGGCGCGGTGTTCGTCGTTCTATCCATGCTGATCCCGCCCGGCATTCACTGAACAGTCTTTTGTTCAAACTAAAAGGTGCTGGGGGCATCACCAGAAGGAGACGCGCCTATGACGAAAGTTCTAGCGGTAATTTCATTCATCGATCAGCAGGGACGACCAGTCGATCCCGGCTTCGGCGGCGGCATCGCGGGCAGTCGTCCCGCCGCTAGGAAACTGGCGGGGGTTTCTCTATAGAGGTCAGGCGCGCGGCGGCGGGTGGCTGGACCCGTTAGGCCAAAGCTTGCCAGCCCTAGGCCCGCCGCGCGCACTCATCCCTTCACATAGCGCGCCGAGATTATCCCCTTCGCATCGAGCGGCAGACCTGGAGCCCAGGACAAAGGCTTGCGCATGATGGCGGTCATTGTCTCCAGCGTGAAAGGCGCATGGGTTTCGTGGGGCTCTGCGATCAGTTCGTCATGGACTTGTCCCACCAGCGGGATTTTCAGCGCTTGCAGTTCGACCAGCGCATCGGCCAAGACATCGCGCGCCACCGCTTGCGTGATGTTTTCGACGATCTTGCCGGGCCACGTCTTGAGCCGCGTCCAGCCGCCGCCGCTGATCCCGCCCATGTAAGTGAATTGCCCCTCGGCATCGACGGCGGCATAGCGGTAAACCAGATGGCGACCGCTCGGGAGCCGCACCAGGACCGACCGGCCCCGGCGAAAGAAAGTCACGAAGCCGACGGTGATCGACTGCGCATGCCCCCGCGCGATCCTGAGAAGCGCGTCATTGCATGCGTACCAGAAGCGCACGATTTCCTGATTGGCGTTGCGCCATGCCGCGACCAAGGTCGAACACTGCACATAGTCCAGTTCCAGGCCGAAGCCCCGGGCGGTTTCCTGAAAGCGATCAACCCCCATCCCGAAGCCGCATGCCAGGACAAGGACTTTCCCCAAAAGTCTCGAACTGGACCCGACGGCCTTGGCCGTCTCGGTGTAGATGTCTTGTCCCAGGACAAAAACTTTGAGGGCGCGGTGTTGTCCCGCCAGCCAGGCGACGACCCGGGCCTCGATCTGCGCCAGGTCCACAATCACCAGCTTCCGGCCCGGCGCGGCGGTGATGCAAGCGCGAAGACAAGACGCCACGATGCTCATCGCGCCTTGGCCGTAAACGAGTTCGAGGTCTTCGGCCCCGGCCCCCGCCATGACCGCCGCGATCACGTCCGGGACTTGTTCGGCGGGGACGGTCCCCCGGAATAGGTTTTGCGGCTGGAGCCGCCGACCGGCCCACCGGCCTGTCCGCGCCGCGCCATAGTATTGAAAAGTTCCCCTGACCCTTCGGTCCCGGGGCGAGTTGGCGGCGAGGATGGCGTCCAGCTTGGCGACCGACGACCGGCTGATGTCGCGCCTGATCTCCAGGACCCTCCGGGCGCGCGTGGAGAGGGGGCGGCGGGCGAGGGTAGCGGCGATGGTGTCCTTGCGAAGATCGGTCAGCGGGACGCCGCTGGCCTCCAGCCAAGCTTTCATCTTGGCGACCTGATTGACGGTCGCGACAGCGCCGCCGGTCACGGCCACAAGCTCCTTCGTCAGGCGCTCCTTTGCCGTGGCGGCGACCGCCCGCAAGGCGACAACCAGCGGTTGATCGATCAAAAGCCCGCGCTGATTTATCGACCCGTCGGCGTCGAAGATTTTGCGCTCGCGCGGGGACAGTTCCGGGAGGGCTTTGTCCATGCACCTTTCGGCTTCGACATCGACCCGGCAATAGGCTTGCAGATCGCGGTAATGGTCCGGGCTCGTCTCATGCCACCAGACCGGATTGCCCGCCGCGTCATAGGACCGGGGGCGGCACATGCGCAGCATCAAATCGCGCGCCTTGGCGTCCTTCGGGATCGCCAGTTTCATCGCCCGGCTTGCGGCTTCCAGGCCCCCCGGGAACCCTGCGACATAACTGCGCGCCATGGTGCAAGACCATTGCGACTGAGGGATCACCGGCCAGCCCAAGGGCACCAGCTTGCGGTGATAGACATTGAACTCGAAGAGGTAATTTTGGGCCACCACTGTAGCCCCTGCGGCGACCGCCAGGGCGAAGACGTGGGGCGGCGGCATTCCCGGCACCCACGTCTCAACAAGGTCGTTGTCGATGGCGTAACAGGCTATCGTGACCATGGTCGAAGGATGCTCGGCATAGACCTGTGCGCCGGTCTTGCGCAGATCGCACGTCGAACAGGTTTCGAGGTCGATAACGACGCGCACAGAACCCCGCAGGGTGCGCCAGCCCGGTCTAAAAGTCCGTTAGAAATCAAAGGCTCCAAATTTGGCGCACCTTGGCGCTAAGCCTTTGATTTCAAAACGAACTTGCAATTCAATAGGGCCAGACACCTAAAAAGTAAGTCACTGATTTACTTCGCATTTCTCGATTTCTTGGCGCACCTATTTTTAGGGTGCGCCAATAAAGACGCTACTTTGTTCTCTTTTCCGTTCGCCTTCTGGATCAGGTGCATCGCGCGTTCCGATGCCTTTTTGCGGTTCGCGGACTTGGTATAGAGCGCCGCCATCCCGCCGCCCTCCCAGCCAAAGATCGCTTCAAGCTCGGTCACGCTCGCGCCATTATCCGCCGCCCGTGTCGCCGCGATCTTGCGCAGCCCATGGGCCGATTTGTCCTTCACCCCGGCGGCGTCACAGGCCAGCCGGAAAGCGTTGCCAAAGCTCACCTTGTCGATGGGCTTCCCCCGCGACCCGACAATCCATGTCAAGTCTCCGACCGGCCCAGCGGTCAAAGTTTTTTGCAGGACCGGCAGGATCGGCAAAGTCACTTCCACCAGCCCGTTACTCTTCTCGGTGCGCAGGGTGATGATCCCTTTCGTCTTGATGTGCTGGCGACCGACCTTCACGGCGTCCCCCCGGCGCAAGCCGGTGTAGAGCAGCACGTCCAGCCAGACCCGTTCCTTGGTCCCAAGCGGCCAGCGCGCCTGATAGGCGTCCACGTCGTCGTCCGTCCAAGGCAGATGGCCGTCCGTCTTTTGCTTCTTGAGCAGCTTGACCGAAGTGCAGGGGTCCCGCTCAACCAGACGTTGCGTCAGCGCCCACGCAAATATCTTGCGCATGATGATCATAAACACCTTCGATTGCGTCGGCGTCCCGGCGCGGCGGTCGCGGCCTTCGATGATGTGCTGGCTGGTAATATCCTCGAAAGGCGTGTCGCTGCTTTTTTTCAGCACGTCGAGCATCATGTTTTCGTACTGGCTGCGGGTGTTCAGCTTGAAGGTCGTCCACTCGCCCGACAGGGCCCGGTACTCGTTCCACAGCCAGCCCAAGGTGCCGCGCGAGGCTTTCTTGATCGTCGGCTGCTCGATGGGCTTGCCCGCCAGCGCGGCGGCGTATTGGTCGCTGAAAGCCTTGGAGCCGTAATCGGCATGGAGCCGGATTTCCGGCTGGCCCGGACGGCGGACATACCACCGCGTTTTGCCGTGGCGGGATTTGCGATTATTCAGATAAAGGGGCCGGGGACGCGGCATGTGGTGCTGCCTCAAAGTTCGATTTTCCTTTTCGAGGCATATCCCTGTTTGTCGCATTTCTCAATCTCCCGTATGCGGATCGTTCCGTCAGGAAGTATCTCGATAGAGACGTGACCGCCGGTCGCACGCACCGCTTGGATCACTCGCTTGATGTCGGCTTCGGTTATTCGCGCGGGACGGCGTCCCATGATCTTGTCCTTGTCCCGGGAAATGCCGGGCCGCCACGGGCTCACTCCGCGACGGCCCGGCACCCCTTATCCCTGCTGACAACGTGGGGCGTTGGGGCACAGGGAAACTAGAACGGGATTTCTTCCTCAACGTCGTCGCTCACGCCGACCACATCCTCGTATTCCTCGAAGTCGTCCGGTGCGGCCTTGCGACCGTCCAGGCGCTTGCCGTCGGTGCGGCAAATCTGGACGTTGTTAAGCAGGAAGTGAACGCCCTGGTTGCCCTGCTGGGCGTAGGCCCGGCAGTTGACCGTGCAGCGAACGCTTTGTCCCGCCCACACATCCTCGGGTGTGGTGATCTCGTTGCGCTGGGCGTCGATCACGCCGGGACGCGATTTTGTCCAGGGCGAGATGTAAAGCCCGTTCGGGATGTCGTAGCCGTCGTATTTTTTGTCCTGGCATTTGCGGAACGGCAGTCTGATCTTGGAGACAAAGGCCCGGTCCTGGGCCTTGCCCGCGCCCCAGCGTTCGTCGATGGCTTGCGCCACTGCTTTCTTGAGGGCTTTGAACTCATCCGTCGCTTGCGCCTTGGTGTCCAGCAACAGGGACAAGGAATAGCGCGGTTCCGAGTTCGGCGTGTTCGTCAGCGCGCGCGGCGTGAAAAGTGTCGGGAAAGACAAAATGCCGATGGGGGTTTTGAGGCTCATAGGGCCGTCCTTTCTTTGGTTGATACAACGCACTTCGTCACGCATGACGTGCAGACAACCGGCATGTTCATATGCGGATCGATAATGCTTGCGGGCCCCACCCACACAGGCTGATCGCAGAGAAAACAACGGGCCCGCCGCGATCCTTTCACGGGCTCCGGCTGCTCAACGCAGCGAATGCAGACGAGAACATTTTCGTCTGTAAGCATCAGGTCAGCACCCATAGGCAGACGCCCATTGCTAGGACAACGATGGCGCAGACCAGCCAAGCGCTGATGTAAAGCAGGTTCACCGCGCGCCCGATGCCTGGGACAAAACATAGCCCGAACATCAGCACACCGATGATCACGAACATCGTCCCCAGCATCAGGCTTTCTCCTCCAGTTGCGCCAGCAATCCGGTTTCCGTCAGCCGGTTAAGCAGCGGCCTTCCGTCATTGGTCAGCATGTAGGGGAGGAAAACCGCCTCGAAGCTCAGGATGCCGCATTCGACGGCGGCGACTTGTCCCTTCACCCAATCCCTCAAGATCGAATTGACCGCGATGTCGCCCTGGCGCAGCGCTTGCATCTTGTAGTCGTGTTCTGTCTTGCGGTTGTACTGCCAACGGTACGGGCGTTTTGTCATGAACATATTCGCCCAGCCTTGCGCCGACGCATTGAGTTGGATCGAGCGGCCACGATGCTGAAAGGCAAGGATCAGTTCGTGCTTTTCAAAGTTGTCCATGAAGCCGATGGACGTGCAGCCAAACGCGCGCAGGATTTTCATGATCTCAATGCGCGCTTGATCGCCCGACGTGGCGTTCTCATAGGGGACAACATTGGCCCGGCTGCGGCTCATGCGTGACCCTCGATCCGCTCGATCTCGTCCGCTTCATGCTCCTGTTGCGTGACCGCCTCGTTGACCGGCGGCGTCGGGACAAAGCACATGGAGACGCTGTTATCGACCACAGTGCGGTAGAGCCAGCCGCCGTCGATAGCCTTGCGCTGCGTGTAGCTGCGCAAACCTTTCGACACATATTCCCAGTCCGCGACTTCACGCGCGAGTTGACCGGCTTGCGGGAGTTCGTCGTCGTCAGCCATCTAGGGCCTCCATCAGGTCAAAGTTATCTTGGTCGGATTTCGCCAGCTTGGTCCCGGATGAATGCGCCTTGACCAACTGGCTCAGCGTGTCCCACTTGCCCGCGCCCAGCTTCTTCGTGATCAGCTTCTCCATTTGCGCCGGGGACAGAATTTCGGTGGTGTGGGTTTCCTTGCCGAGAACACCCCAGGTTTTCAGCAGCCCTTCGACCGCAAACTCGTCAGTCCACTTGCGCGTCGGGCGCGTCGGGACAAGACGCCAACCGGGAATGTTCGCGCCCCGGTCGATGTCGTTTTTGGCGCTCTCGCGCAGCTTGTCGATCCAGATTTCCACGATGTCGGCAAGCTCAAGCTGATCGGCAACCGACATGCGCTGCGGCTCGCGCTCCATGTAACTGTCGAACTCGCCCTTGGCGGCGGCTTGGGCTTTGGACAGCAGCGCCGGGCAGGAAGATGTGCCGGGACAGAAGCGGCAATGCTCGCCCGGAAAGAAGGCGGCGTTGGGATCAAGGCATGCCTCGATGCCGGGGACCAACACATCAGCCACCCAAAGCTCCAGGTCCAGCAACGTGATCGTCCAGGTCTTGATCGCGGCTTGTCCCGGGACGCGCGGCTGCACCACGGTCAAGATGATCTGGTCGATCTTGAGTTTGGGCGCAGACTTACGCAGAGCAGCATACGCACCCGCCGCATAGTAGAGCAGTTGGGCGTTGCCTTGCACTTTCACAGGGACACCCGCGCCGTGCTTGTAGTCGATAATCTCGAACAGGCGCTCGCTTGGGCTGATCACCATCAGGTCAAGCGATCCGAACACATCGACCGGCGGCGTGATCGGCAGCTTGGGATAGACGCGCATTTCGGATTTGAACAGACGGCCTTTCACCCGGCCCCGGGCGTACTCCAGCATGACCTCAACCGCGTCCAGCATTTCGTCGTCAATGGTGACTTCGACGCCATCGCAGTCGCGTGTCGTGCCGAGCAATTCCGCCCGGGACAAGGTGAAACCGTCCAGGCTCGCTTCATCGATAAGCTCATGGGCGATTGTCCCAGTAGCCGCATAGATGCTGGGCTGCGACGGCTTGCAGCGCTGGGACAAGCGGAAGCTCCCAGGACAGTTAAGCCATCGCGACGCACCCGATGCACCAAGAAGCGAGTGTTGCATTAGTTTTTCGCGATCTTGGCTTCCACGTCCTTGACCGCCTTCAAGAACTCGAAGCCTTGCTCGGCGGGCACGTCATGGAATTTCGCGACCTTCATGATTTTCTGGATTTCCTTGACGCGATCCTTGAGCCCGTTGCCGAGCATGGTGCGCAGCTTGGCGAGGGCTTCTTCCTTGGCTTCCTCGGGCGTGCCGTCGAACTCGGCGTCGTCCTGGTCGTCGTCCGCCAGTCCCAGGCCGCCAGTCTCGTCCTCGTCCTCGGCGTCGTCCCCAGTGAAGTCCATGATGTCAGCCTGTTCGGGCTCTTTCGGCTTGGCCTTGCTGTAGGCCTTGCTGGCGGCGGGCGCGGCGGCTTTGCCCTTGGGCGCTGGTGCCGGTGCGGCCTTGCCCTGCTTGGGCGGCGGCGCGGGTGCCGGTGTCAGGCTGTCCGCGAATTTCAATAGCGCCGTGGCCTTGTCCATGCCGTCGGCGTTCAACTCAAAGTCAAAACAAAGCTGTATCTTGGGGGCGTTCATTAGGGGCGTTCCTCTCTACTCGTTGATGAATTGACGCAAATCGCTGGCCTTCTTTCTGAAAACACGCATCACGATTTCGTCGATGGTCCCAGGGGCGTAGAGGAAGGAGGCGACCACGCTGTCCTTCTTCCCCATGCGGTGAACGCGGCTGATCGCTTGGCTGTTGTCCCCAGGCGTCCAGGCGCATTCCAAAAAAGCGCATTCGGTGCCAGCGGTCAGCGTGACCGCCGTCCCGCAAGCTTTTATTTGTCCAACAAATACGCGGCAGCGCGGATCGGTCTGGAATTTTTCAATCGCATGGGCGCGATCTTTGTCCTTGGTGTTGCCGGTGATGATCACGGGATTGTATTGCGCCAGGACGGTGTGCAGGTTTTGCAGCGCGCCGGTATGCCAGCCGAAGACAACGAACTTGGCGGCAGGATTATCGTCCAGGCGCGGCGCGAGCCATTCAACCGTCGCGGCCAGTTTCGCCTCGGCAAGCTGGCGGCGCAGCGAGGCCATCGCGGGTTGATCGGGATGTCCGGGCGGCAGGTTGAGATGCTTCAAGACAAAAGCATTGTCCCGCTGGGACAAAAACAACGTCGCCAGCTTGTTGTGCAGACGGCGTGTCTCGGGCGTCAATCTCGCCCACACGCGCTGCACCCCAAGATCGAGCGGGATGTCGCGCGCCAGCACAGGCGGCAGTTCCGGCAGCACGTCCCGCTTGGTGCGCCGGATCATCACTTGGTCGAGTATCTGGCGCACCATGCGGGCGTTGCGGTTGCCGATAAAACGCGGCCCGAACTTGCTGTGGCGGATTATGCAGACGCGCTCATTCCATTCGTCCTGCGTCATGGGGCGGCGGGTGCCGTGGCGGGAATTGATCTGGATCAGGTCAGGCCAGAGCGTGACCAGATGGGTGTAAAGCTCTTGCGCGCCATTGGGGGCCGGTGTGCCGCTGAGCAGGACAAGGCTGCTGGCGCGCGCCGCCACCCCTTTGGGGCCATAAATCTGTTGGGTGCGGGCCGCGCCCAGGGATTTGAGATAGTGGGCCTCGTCCAGGACGGCGAGGTCGAACCGGGCGTCCCCGAACATCAGGTCGTCCAGGCTGTGATCGGTGAAGCTGGAGAGGGCTCCAAAGCGGTCGTAGGACAGCACACAAATGCTGTCTTTGCCCGCCAGCCGCCGGGACAAGCCGAGGGGGCTCTCCCCAGGTCTGACGATCACCAGCCGGTTGGCCCACTCAGGGGTCCATTCGTTGATCTGCTTCTCCCAAACCAGCCGGGCGACGGCGGGACAGGCGATCAGGATGCGGCGCGCGCCCAGGTGGGCGGCAATGATCAGGGTCATGAGGCACTTCCCCAGGCCGGGCTCATGCCCCAGGAGGACGGCGCGGCGGGTCTGGAGAATGTCGAGGGCTTGGTGGGCGTCCTGACGCTGGTAGCCCCGGGCGCGGGCCTCTAGGCGATCCAACAAACTGTCACTTTTGGCGCTCGGGCTGAGCATGGACTTGACCCCACCACCCCCCGGGATGGGAGGCGGGTGCGACTATGCGACTCATCAATTTGTTGTGTCAAGTTGTGCGCGCCTCTTAGGGACAACACAGCACAACCCAAAAAGGGCAAGTAATGCGGCTTCTGCGCGGCCATCGTCCCGGACACGCGAAAATAAATCTGCTTGGGCCGGAAATAATCGCGCCGCCAGGGCGCGCGCCTGTCCCTTGTCCTTGCCGACACGGTGATACTTTTTCCACTCTTGGGGCGTGATCAGGTGCAGGGGGATGCGGTGGGCGGTGACGACGCCCTGGAGAATGCCGTAGCCCATGCCGAAGTTGAAGCAGGACGACACGCCCTGTCCCTTCATGGCGTGGACCCGCTCGATCAGCACAACGTCCGGTTCAAAGGCGTCTAAAATGTCTGCGCAGGTTGCAGCGCAAAGGCCCTTTTTGCCTTGTCCCATCGGCTTTATAGGCATGTCATAGACGAGCAAGTGATTGAGCCCGCTGTCGAACATCGCGAAGGCTCCGCCCAGGCCAGGATCGATCCCTAGGACCCGCAAAGCTCGTCCGCGTCGGTCAGCAGTTCGATCAGCGGCGTGCCGCGCTGCGTCATGACATAAAGCACAGCGCCGATCCATTGTGAGGGGATGGAATTCCGCTGCTTCCACATCTGGATCGTGGAATAGGCCAGCCCGTGCCCCGGGCAATGGGCGTCCAGGCCGTCCAGCAACCCTTTGACGCCGCCCGCTTTCAGGAAAATGTAGCCAGTGTCTAGCCGCATCATGGTTCCCTAGCCTAGCACAACAAAAGCAGGGGACACAACAAAAGGCGTTGGGGAGCGCAACAAAATTACAGATTGTTTCTGACCCGGGAACGGACCCCTGGTCGAAATCGTACTAACAAAATGTGGTGCTAAGACATCACAAGTTGTTGTGTCAGAGTTGTGCAGTGTGTTACCCAAAGCAACGAAGCAAATCACTTGGAGGCAACCCAATGAACTATCAGGCACCCATTAAATCGATCCGAGCGGAGGGCACAGCAGAAGACGCTTTCGCCAAAACGCTTCGAGAATTGATGTTGGCAAAGCGAATAAGTGCGTCCGATCTCGCTCGCGAGATTTGGGGGACAATGAAAGACGGACGCGGCTACGAAGTCGCTCGCAACCGTGATCGCGTCGGCCACTATCTCTCGGGCAAGTCATTTCCGACACGCGACAACCTCGTAAAAATCGCAAAAGCGTTGGGCGTCAAAGTTGAAGTTCTGGAAAATGTTCAACCGCTCCCCGTCGTTCGCGCTGCGAAGCCAACTAAAGGGCCGAAGGACATAGAAGTTATTTTCATCACCGACGGAGCAAACAGCGGCATCGCACACATGACCATGACGAAGATGCACTTGGTCCCGAAAACTGTAATCGCGATCATGGACCTAATCGGAAAAGACCCGATCCAAGCTGCAAAATCCAAGGACAAGAAAAAATCCAAATGAGTAGCAAGATCACCGCCATATGCGACGCCTATCTCAGACACAAAGTGAAAAGCCACAAATCCCGCCAAGCTCAGATCATCCTACAGTTCGCTTTGTCCCTGGGCTCGCTTGAGCCGAAGGCGCTGACGCCTAAAGTGATCGCAGCCTGGAGGGCCAAGCGCCCCGCCTTCCAGGACAGTTCTGCACGTCGGGAGTTAGGGGCCCTTATCTCTGCACTGCGTTGGGGAGCCCGTCATAAGATGTTCAACCCGGCTGACATGCCGAGCATCGACCTTCCGCCGCCCGGCCAGCCGCGCAGTGAATGGATGAGCCTCGACCAGGAGGAAGCTTTTTGGCAGCATGCGCAAGATTGGGGGCAGGGGACAAAGGCAAGTGCTAAGCCTATTCAAGTCTTTACCTCCCTGGCGCTGGACACGGCTGCTCGCAAGACCGCGATCCTTCGACTTGATTGGCCGCGCGTAAAGTTGGACTTAGGTCTAATAGACTACCGCGAGCCGGGAGCGCCAAAGACCAACAAGCGGCGCATTCCCGTCCCGATCAATCGCCGGTTGAGGCCGGTCTTGGTTGCAGCCTGGGCGGCAGCGCCGAAGGACGCGCGGGGACAAGCGATGGGCCTAGTGGTGGGGACACACAATATCGACCGGGCCTTTTCAGAGTTCGCTGATGCTGTCGGTTTTCCGTGGGTGACGCCGCACATATGCCGCCACACCTGGGCTTGTCTCGCAGCGCAAGGCGGCATGCCGATGTTCCACATCGCCAAGATGCTCGGGGACACGCTCAAGACAACCGAAGAAAACTATGCTCACCTAGCGCCGCACCACTTGAACCAAGTAGCCGACTGGCGCTTTTCGGGAGCAACGCCATGACCGCGATACCGAGAGGCTTCACCGCATGGCATGGCGCGAAGCACCCGAGCGCGCACCCGATCCAGGTTGAAGTGCTTTACCGGGACGGCACCCGCAGGACCGCCGTGCCGGAAGCGTTTTTGTGGGACTGGGACAAGACCCTGACCGGCGCGGACATTTTGGCCTATCGTGTGATCACCCTCAAACCGACGGTGACGCCATGAACCGGATTACGATCCGAAAACAGAGCCAGATCGAAGCCCTGGTCGCGCCCCCGAGTGGTGAATACAGTTTGCGCGATAGCGATGTACCGGGCTTGTCCCTGCGCGTCAGATCAAGCGGACAGAAAACTTGGGTTGTGCGCTATCGCATGGGTGGGCGCGGGAGCCAAGCGCGCCGCCTGACACTGGGGGACGCGCGCAACGTCACGCTAAACGACGCGCGCGATGCAGCGCGGAAAGCCCTTGGGATGAAAGCCAAAAACCTAGACCCGCAAGTGAATAGGCGCGAAACGTCGCGTCATGTGCTGGCTGAAATATGGGCCGCGATCCATCAATTAGAGAACAGGGTCGATAAGCTGGAACGGAGGCAAAGGTGAGAACGAGAGACAAGCTGGCGGCGGAATTGCGCAAGGTCGCGGCGGTTGCTTCGCGCGACAACGCCGACAAGTATGAAGCGCTCGCCAAGCGCGCGCTGACGGGCGAATTTGACGATTATTCTGAGGCACATGTTTGTCCCATCACGCAGCTTCACGCTTTGTTGACGGCGTGGGGCTTTACCAAGTTCGCGCAGCGCGTGGCCGACGGTGAGTTCGACGCCACCAAGGAAGAGAGCGACGCCTGGGCGGCGAGCCCCGAGGGACAAGCGACCATGGGACTGCTACATCGCGCGCCGGAGCGCCTGGGCGACGGGCCGATAGAGCCTGAATACGAGACAACCATGAAAGAGGTCGCGCGCCTGATCGACATGATGTTCAACGGCGGCAACGTAGGCGAGGACAAAAAGATCGGCTTCATCCTCCAGGTCTTCCCGTTGAACAACCATGAAGGGCGTTGCAATTATATGAGCAACGCCAAACGCGAGGACGTGGTTATCATGCTCAAGGAGCAACTGCGCCGTTTCGAGGGACAAGCCGAAGTGACGGGACACGCATGACCGAGAAATACAAAGTTCGCGTTGGCGGGCTGATGCGGTGCTGCCTGGGGACGCTAGAAGAGAGAATGCCAACGTGTACTGACGATCCGGTGGAAGGCGAAACGCTTCCGTGCGGATACTGTTCGAGCAAGATGATCTTCCGTGACGGAGCCTGGGAGTGGGACAAGCCGACAATGCCGTGGGAGAAAACAGATGGGCGGTGATCCAATGACCCGACGGTTCGGACTGCGGCTGACTTGGATGAGCCCGCTGTTCCAGCGCGAGCGCTTCTCGACCATCTGGTATAAATCCATCACCACGCGGGACAAAGCCAAAGCCGACTTTGAAAAAGAAACCCTGGCGGGCATGCCCCGCTATCTCAAGATCGAAGAAATCCAAAGGATATAGCCATGGACCTGAAAAAATTCGCACACGACATGATGGGCTTCGCCAAGGGCGCGGCGATCAAATTCACTCAGAACAACGACGACTTCATCCCGACGTTCGTTGTCTTGAAAGACGGGGGCATCGGGCCGGTGCCGTTTCCCTACTACACGCGGGACCGGGAATTTCACATCGCCATGATGAAATCGATCCTGGAGAGTTCGGAAGCCGACGCCTTCGCGCTGGTGATGGAAGCCTGGATCAGTTCGCCCAAGATCAACAAGGACAAAAAGATCATCGATCCCGCCGACTACCCGCGCCCGTCCCTGGACCCCGAGCGCAAGGAATGCCTGATCGTGCATGCCGGAAGCCGGGACGGCGGCGAGGTTGTCCTGATGATGGAAATCAAGCGACACGGGCACAAACTCACTTTCGACAAGATCGTGGACACGACGGACGGCGCGACCGGCAAATCCGCCGTTTGCTTGACCTCGAACTTGTTCAAGACGGAGACAATAAATTGAGCGGGACAAGGATCACCGAGCTTTTCGCCTGGGTGGTGGACGACCCGAGCGGCGAGCATGGCATCATCGGCGTTCAACTGACGCACGGCATCATGCAAGCCGTCTCCAGCAAGAAACGCATTGTCGAAGCGATGCGCCCGGTGGCGGAAGCAACATCAAAGCAACTTGGTCTGCCGGTGCTGTTGCTGCGCTTCGCCCTGGCGGAAACGGTGGACGTGGCATGATCAGGGCAACAGGACGCATGAAGGACGGGCGGCTATTCCTGCTGCTTGGCGTGGACCGGGAAAATATCAACCGGCTGACCAGCGGCAAGCCCATTGTCTGCAAGGGTGAAAGCGTCGGCATCGAGCGGGACGTAATTATCGTGTTCGGGGAAACCCTCAAGGACGTGGAGACGGAATTGACCAGCATCGGCATCCCGAAGGCGGCGCAACAATGATCGTGAAAATCCAAGTCCCGCTTGTCACAGCCGACCCGTACCCGAAGGCGCTGATCTACAACAAGGGCAAGAGCGTCTGGATCACGCGCGGCCTGGAGGAACTTCCCGATCACGTCCTGAAAATAATGTCGAAAGAGCCCAAGGCTTTTTTCCACGCGAAGATCGTGGACGATGAGCTTGAAATCGGCATCGCCGCGCCGTGGCAGGAGTGGTGACGTGACGCGCTACTACAAGCTGATGGGAAAGCTGGCCGTGCCGGTTGCCGATCCGATGGAGTGGGCGCGCGCCTTTGAAGACACGCATCGGATTGTGGCGCAGACGAAAATTGGCGGCATCTTTGTCAGCACGGTATTCCTTGGACTGGACAGCAGTTTCCGCGAGAACGGCCCGCCATTGATATTCGAGACGATGATTTTCCGGGGCGGGGATGGCGACGACACGTTTCGCTGTTCGTCCTGGGAAGAAGCTGAGAAGCAACACGCCGACGCGGTGGCGCTGGTGCGCGCTGAGATAAAAGACAGGGTGAACGAATGAGCCGACGCGAGAGCATGCTGCCGCGCGCTTGTCTTTGTCCCCATTGCGGCGCGAAGCTGGACGCCTCGACCGAGCTAGGCCGTGACGATGCTGCGCCTAGCCCCGGTGACTATTCTATGTGTCTGCACTGCGGCGTGATCTTGATCTATACGCCCAAGCTTGACGTGCGGCGCGCGGAGCTAGACGACCTCGCCAAGCTGCCGCGCGAAACGCTGCTGCTGTTGATGCGCGCGCAATATGCGCAATCCCTGGCGTCCCGGCTGCACCCGCCCAAACCGGAGCCGACGAACTAATGCCTTGGTCCCTGCGCATTATCCTGAATACCGATCTGTTCCTGATCAATCGCATCTTCATGCCGCTGGCGCACTGGATCGATTGGCGCTTTCACTATTCGCCGTACCAGCAAGCCTATGTTGTCCTGCAAGTGGCGATGGGCTTCAACGCACTGGGCGCGATCTGGTCCGCGCTCCGCATCCCGTTGTGGATCGCGATCATCACAATGCTCGCGGCGTCCCTGATGATCTATGTATCCCAATTCTGGTTCAAGCGTTTGCGCGAGAGCCAGCGCCAGTACGAGCGCGATCCTTCGACGATCTGCTTCGCGCAAATGTTTTTCATGTCCATGCCGATGGCGTCTTTTGCGCGTCTCTTCTATTTCAACCTCGGGCTGTTCCTTGTCGGAATTAACGCGGGGGATTTGGTCTGGCACCCTGACGGTCGCCATGCGCTTGATCTTGTCTTCTCGTCTTGGCTGCTGTTGTGCGGTGTGGCGCTGTATCTGGCTGGCGCGTTCCCGCCGCAAGGTGGACGGCGCGAGAAGAAAGAAAAAAGGGCGCTGGCGGTTTTAGCACCAGCGCCCTCCTAGCCTTTACACCCACCACAGGCTTTCAGGCTCCCCCGGGCGGCGCACAGCAAATGGCACCCAGGAGTCCGCGAATAAGTAGCACGACCCGGCGCAAATACAACAGGGTGTGTCTGCTTGTCCCCCTTTGACAGTTCGGTGTCACAGGGACAAAGTGCTTTGTAGCGCCCTCGCTGCGCACAGCACGCGCACAGCAACGACGCGGAAACATTAGAATAAAAGGGGCCCGCGCCATGACAGGCGAAACCGGCAACGCCGCAGCTTTGCGTCTCAACCAAAAGTTCCTTGAAGCCATTTTTGGTCCCGACTACCGCTTCGCCCATGTCTGCGCCGTCCGGGGCGATCCCTCGAAGGACGGCGGCTACTGGGGCGGCGGCAAGGCCCAACAGGACCTTCTGACCCTCGGGGACAAGACCAACAACTATTTCTGCGTGTCCCTGTTCAACGGCCAGCGCCGTCGGATCAACACTTTCGAGAAGCTGGTGGCGCTGGCGGTCGATGATGTTGGCCCCAAGCTGGAAGCCAGCATGGTCGAACTGCTGCTCGGCCCGCCGACCTGGATCGTGGAAACGTCCCAGGACAATTTTCAATGGGGCTACAAGCTCACCGACCCGATCACTGATGCTGCTCAAGCCGCCGACCTGATCCACCGTGTCCGTGTCGCCCTGACCGGCGAAGACGGCAAGGACCCGGGGATGGAGAACGTCACCCGCTATGTCCGCTTGCCGACCGGGTTGAACCTCAAAGGAACTTTAGGCGCACCGTTTCGGGTAAGGCTCAGAAGGCTCGACCCGTCTATTGGACTTAGGTCCAATGCGCTGCAAGCTTTGCTCAATGTCCCTGACGCTCCTGGGACAACGGGACAACAGGATGAGTTCGGACTTGGTGAGCCCAGCTCGTCGTCCACGTCGTCGTTGCGACCGTCTTCTTCCAACAAAATCAAAGCCCAACGACGTGAGCATCAGGAGGAGGATGTCATCCTCAAGTCGATGCGCAAGCTCGGCCTTGTCCTGGGACCGCCCCGGGACACGGCGATGGGCTGGGGATTTGATATCAGATGTCCTTGGGTGGACGAGCACACGGATCGCGCCGAAACCGGGACGGTCTATGTGGCGGGCGCGGGGAAATTCAAATGCCAGCATGGGCACTGCCAAGAGAGAACCGTGGAAGATGTCCGGGCCAAGATCGACGAGTTATTGCGGGACAACGGACATAAAGGGGGCTTGATATGCGAGGAGTTCGACGAGATCGACCCCGCGTCTGTCCCCGCCCCGCCGCAGGGGACAAAGCCCAAGCTTGAGATCGGCTTCTTCGACCGCTTCGTCGTCATGGGTGGCCGCAACGTCTTTTATGATTTGCACTTGTCCCACGAAGCGACGGTGGCGGAGATCGACGCCAAATGGACAAGCCGTCTGATGAACGTCCTCCCGCGCGTCGTGTCGGGCGTAAAGAAGCTGGTCGAAAAGCCAATCCCGCCGTCACGATGGCTGCGCGAACAAGGCCGCGTGGTGAACGGATTGATCGGCTGGCCCGGTATGCCGAGGGTGGTGGCGTCGGACGTGGACGCGCCTGACGCTTTATATGTGAACACATGGCGGCCTTTGAAAAGACCGATGAGCGCCGCCGCCGAGACGGAGGTTGATGAAGATGCGGTCAAGCCCTGGCTGCATGTCTTCTGGCATATCGTCGGGACAAAACTACCGGAATGGGAAATCGGGGAAACTTTGCTCGATTGGTTGGCCCTGGTCCTGGGCGATCAGTCGCGCAAAGCCGGGTGGCATGTGATCATCATGGGACAACATGGTGTCGGGAAAGACAGCATTATATTGCCTATTACGGTCACTCTTGGCGCGCACTGGGCTCAGACAATACAGTCGCAGCAAATAAGCGCTGACTTCAATGAGTGGGCGGGGAAGCGATTGGTGCAAATCTCAGAGACGCGCCAGAACACGCGCGGCACCACAACGGCGCATGACGTGATGGCGATCTTGAAAGCGATCTTCGACAACACGCGCCAATGGATCACGGTCAATCCCAAATACATGCCCAAACATACGGCCCGCAATGTGGTGATGGGCTGGTTCACTTCCAACGAGGGCGAGCCTCTGCGCCTGGAAGACGGCGACCGGCGCTTTCTTGTTCTGGACCGCACTGGGACAAAACCGCTGCCTTCTCACATCTATGCCAAGCTCCACGCCTGGCTGACGACATCGGTGGGTGGAGCGAGTGGCATCGACCGGGTGGCGGAATATCTTCTGCGACGCTGGGACCGGATGGACGACACTAGGAGGGCGGCGCTTTTTGGTGTGGCTCCCGTGACGGCGGACAAGCTGGCGCTGTTGTCCCGGCTCAAGCACCCTGTCGAAGACTGGATCGAACGCTGTGTGGCGCTGGACGCGGTGGACCCGCTCACCTTCCCGGACATTGTGACGGCGGGCTATGTGCATTCGCGGCTGTTCCAGGCGATCAGGACGGGCGGCGAGGGGCTTCCGGGTGGGACGCAGCTTCCCGGCTTGGCGATGGTGGGGGTCCATCTCAAGGCGGCTGGGGCTGTTGTGCTGAACGGCGGGAAGCAGGTGAAAGTGAACGGCAACCCGGTTGTGCTGTGGGCTGTTCGGTCGGCCAGCAGCTACGCGGCCTGGGGGCCTTCTCAACTCTCGAAGCTCATGGTGCAGGGCGGGCGCGGGACGAAGCCCGGGACAATCAATTAGTCAGGGCAAAAACGGCCCAGTAAGGGTCAGTCAGGGGCCCGCCCCTTACTGAAAAAGCTTTTCAACACCTCAACTTAACCCCCCGAGTAAGGGAGTAAGGGACTATCTCTAAAGAAACAGGATCAAGTATAATAATAACAATATGTATATGTCACTTACATATCACTCTATAGGGCCCTCATATGGAAATGCCCCTTACTCCCTTACTCCCTTACCACTTTTTGTTGTGCCTCAAATTGTTGTATCCTTCAGCGCGGCGCTGAAGAGAGCGGCGGCTCAAGGGAGAACAAATTGTTATGCTCAAAAATCACGACTATGCCTTCATCGATAAGGACCCGATCATCGACGTGATCAGGACAGCTTTTCAGCGCAAAGGAAATTTGTCCCACGAACAAATCCTCAAAGTGTCCTACGCCTCGGGCGTCTCAGCATCAGCAATCTCGGGCTGGCTCTTTGGCGATGTGCGTCGGCCCTGGTCACTCAGCACACGGATGGTCCTGGAAGCGCTGGGTGTGACGATCAATTATGAGTTTGACGATGGGGACGAACTCAAAGCGCCCAAGCCCAAGCTGATACCCAAAGCGGCGCAACAGGCCATTCTGAAAAAGGAGGAAGCGCGAGAAGCTGAGCGTAAGAAAAAACGAAAAGCCAATTCCAAAAGCAAATCCAAGAAGGGACGTTAGACAATGCCGAAGAAGAACACCAAGCCCGCGCTCGAAGTGGGCGAGCCTGAGTTCAAGCCGTGGGACGGGACAACGAAAACATGGGTAAGGCCCAAGCGCGCCAACATCAAAGCGAAGACTTTCAAGAGCGCTCCCTCGATGGCGGTCGATCTGGTCCTCAAGCATGGCGGCAATGTCTCGGCGGCTGGCCGCGCTTGTGGCGTGACGGGCAACACGATCATGTCGGTGCTGGAAGGCGTGACGGAGTTCGATGATAAGCGTCAGCGCATGGTCTTTGAAGGATTGCATGGCGTCCCGGCTCAGCGCGATCAAGAACCCGAAGGCTTTGACGAGTATCGCAAGGGCATGGCGATCTGCGTTGTCCCTGCCAAGAACTACGACCGGGTGCGCGATCTGGCCGAGCTTATGAAAGGCTCTGTCATGTTCAAGCTCAGCACGGCGTCGGGCTGGCTGGTGGTCTATGAGTTGACGCCACAGACTGCACGCAAGTTCAAGAAATTCGCGGCGCGCGATTGCACCAAGATTGTATGCCCCTGATTTCGCTGTTGTGCTGATACAAGCCAGTTTCGCTGTTGTGCTGTTACCATCGGCAGCGCCCGGCGGCGACGAGACAAAAAAGAACCCGCCCGGCGGAGCCGGGCGGGTTTGCTTTTGTCCCGTTGTCCCGGGCGGCTTAGTCCTCGAAGCTGGCGCGGTTGCTGATTACTTCTCGCGGCGTCGCAAAAGTATCTTCTTCTCTCCCGGTGACGCCAACCCAAATCATAGCGCCCTGGTCGTTATAGGCCCCGCCGTGATACGCGCGGCGGCTCCATCCTAACTCTGTCGCCAGGGCCAGGGCGCAAGCGCGGTGCGTCTCGGCGTCGTTGGTGGCATGCGTCAAGGAAAAGTAACGCCGGATGCCGCTGGTCGTTGTGGCGCTCATGCGTTGCGGCTTGGTCCTGGTCGTCGGGTGGTACTGCGTGATGATGCTCTGGCCCATGGTCTAGCGTCCTTTTCCTTTGTCGTTCCACATGCTGCGAGGGGCAAAGACAAAGGGCGCGTCGGGATGATTGATTAATTCCCGGCTCTTTGCCTTGCGTCCCTGCTTGTGCGCGATAAAGCGCAACAGGTCGGCTTGTGTGTATGCCTTCGGCTGGTCGTCCTGGTCCATGCTGTGTGCTTCCTTGTGGTGGGTAGTGACGCAATGGCGCGTCTCAATGCCGGGCCCTGCCATGGCCCGGCATTAGGTCGCGTCCTTACGGGAAAAGCTCCCTAGGCTTCTTGTCCATCTGCTCGCTGGCCCATTGCAGCGCGTCCTTACGTCCTTTCTCGTCGGCTCCTGGTGCGCGCCCTATGATGAATAAAAACTGCTCCAGGGCGTTCCTAATCGCCGTCCCCTTGCGGTTCCAAGGGTAGCGGTTCGCGGGGTGGTTCGGGTCGTTGGTGGGCTCCATCACTGAGCCCCTGCTTCTTCGAGCATGCGGGCCAAGGTCCCCAGGCCGGTCGTCGCCAGTTGCTTCATGTCCAGGACGTTGACGCTGTAGCGCGGGGGAAAGGCTTGAACCACGCTATCGCATGCCATGCCAATTCCCACGGCTTCCACGCCCAGGCTCGCGGCCAAGGTGCAAGCGCTGCGCACGGCGCTGGCCCCCAGGTCGCACTGACCATCGGTCAGCACGATAAGAATGCGGCGCGTTGCGGTTTGCTCTGTGAGGTCGCGGGCCCCGGCCACGATAGAAGCGCTTAGCGGTGTGCAACTGTCGGGGTCCATGGTGCGCAAGCTGTACGCGGCTTGGTGCGTCGTCTGGTGCCAGTCCTTGACGTAATGCAGAACGCAATCGCCCGCGTCTCCCTTGAACCCGGCAACGGCCAGTTTGCCCCCGGCTGCTTCGGCTGCATTGCAAAGAGCCCAGGCGGTGACGCGCGCAAGGTCGATGCGATGGCCCATGCTTCCACTCAGGTCCACCAGGACAAGGACGGCGGTGTCGATTGCTGGCGTTGTGTCCTTGCGGCTGAACACGTCGGGCGCTCCTGTCCTCATGCGAGTAAGCGCACGGCGGTCCAGCCGTCCGCTTGTCTCATGATGCGTCGGCGCGATCTGCGCTTCCGAGACAAGCAAGCGGCTAATCTGTCCCGCTAAGACACCATTGGGCGGCGTCATGGCGTCCAGCGATGCCTTGGATTGTCCCTTGTCGTCGTGGCTGTAACCCATGACGCGCCCCGCCGTCATGCTGTTGAGAATGTGCGCGGGGTCCTGCCGGTCGGCTTTCTTCCCGGTGCGCTGTTCGATCTCCTGCGTCGTGCCGCCCAGGTGCAAGTCGGGATTGATCGGCTCGCCTTCTTCCTGGTCGTCGGTCGGCTGCTTGGTGCCGCCTGACTTGCTCCCAGGCTGGCCGTCGTTCGGGCCATGCTCGCCCTTTTCGCCCTGGTCGTCGCCTTCTTCGGCTTCGCCATGGCCTCCCTGGTCGCCTTCGTCGTCGTCGGCTTGGCCCTGGTCGCCTTCACCATCGCCACAGGGCCCGTCATTTTCGGCCTCTTCGCTGGTATCGCCTTCTTCACCATCGCCCTGGTCGGCTTTGCCATTGCCCTGGTCGTCGCCCTGGCGCACGTCGTCGCCGCCGTCCTCCTGGTCGGTGCCCTGGCCGTCGTCGCCCTGGCCCTGGCCGAGCGGGTTGCTAGGCGGCGGCGGCGTCGGGCCCTGCGGCTGCTGCGGCTGCTTGAAGGTCTGCTCTAGAGCCACAAGCTCCTTCGCGAGGGTCAAGCAATCCCAGGTGTTGCGGCATGCTCCCAGGCCCGCGAGGGCGTGAGTAACCACCGTGCGCACGTTGGGGGACAGTTGTCCCGCGAGCGGCTTGGTGATTGGCAGGTCGTAGCCATTCGCGGCGCGGCCCAGCACTGTCACGATGTAGGGCGCGTTAAGCATGCCCTGGCCCAGGGTCTTTCCTTCGGCTGCAAGCGCGGTGTGCGCTTCGGCGTAAAGGTGGGACACCAAGCCAGATATGAGACTGCGCATCGCCTTATAGGGCCCCGCCTTGCGTTCGTGCGCTTCGATGCGCACGTCCTCCAGGGCGTTGGTCCAATGCTGCACACGATGGCCCGCTGCAACGGCGCTATTCCAGGCGGAATAATTCGTATGCAGACAATGGCAGACTTCATGCACCAAGTACGCGACCATTCTGTCCGCTTCCGTCCTGGTGAGCATGGTATCGGGCGGGAGGCTCGGCAGGTCCATGCGCACATCGTATCCATTGCGCACAACTCCGGCTGTCTTGCCGCCGTTGGTCGTCATGTGGAGACGAAAACGCTGGCCGGTGCGTTCCGTGAGCATCTTGCTCACGGTTTCGCGCGCGGCTGTTACCACTTCGATGTAATGGGTCACTGTGCAAATTCCTCTGCTGCGGCGCGTCCTGCGTCGGTGGGGTTGGTGTTCTCTGGCGCTACTTCGTCGGCGGCTGCTGCGGCTTGGGGATCAAGCGCGCGGGCAACGGCTGCTTTGTCGTAGGTCAGAAGGCACTGCTGGTTGATCGCTTGACGGTCCTGCTCGGGCAGCTTGTTCAACACTGCGGCCTCAAACGCATCACGCGGGGCGATGCCGTCTGTGAGCATCATGGCCCAGGCGAACAAGCGGCGAAGTCCCAGGCCGTTTGTCACGGTCCCCTTTTCGGCTTCCGCCCTGGTCGTCGTCGCTGCGCCTATCAACAGTTGCGCAAGCTCCCTGGTGCATCCGGTTTTGCGCATGATCACTTGCGCCTCTTGGGTCTTGTCCAGGTAGGTCACATGGCAGAATGCAGAAAAGCGGTCCAGGAATGCGGCGTTCAGTCTGCCCGTCCCCACATAGCCGTGAGCGGCCCCGCCGCCTGTCCCGTTGGTGTTGTCGCAACAGACAAAGATCACACCAGCCGCAACCTTGATGCGTTGTCCCGTCTCGGCAATGGTCAAGGTGCGATATTGGAGCACGTTTTGCATAACCATGAGGGCCCCGGCGCGCGCCACGCTCGGCTCGTCGATGCAGATAACGCAACCCGGCGTCTGGATGGCCTTGGTCAAAACCCCGTCCTGCCATTGTGTGCCGCCGTCCTTGCTCGGGACAGTCATGCCTAGCAGCGTGGGCGCGTCGGTCTGGTCGTTGCACTCGATAGCGACAAAGGGCCGTCCCAGGTTCGCCGCAAGCTGCATGGCCCAGGCGGTTTTGCCGGTCCCTGCGGGACCATGCAAAAACACGTTCTCGCCCCGGGCCAACATGGTCAGCGCGATAGAGGTCGCGGGCTGCGGCCAGACATAACCGTCGTCCTTTATCGGCGTCTCGGCGTGTGCGCCGTCCCACATGCGGGACGTGCGCTTAGCGAGCAGGCCCCGCATGCCAAACAGTTTCCCCCAGGACACGTCCATGGTGGTTGGCTTGGCATGCTTCACCTTGACGGCTCCCGGCGCGGTGCTGGTCGCGGGAATTTCGATAACCTCGGCGGGCTTGTTCGCATCGCTGATCAATTTGCGAAGCGCGGGATCGGCTGCGGTAAAGCCACCGTTCATGATCAAGCCCCGGATTTCAGCCAGTTGCTTTTCGTCCTGGTTGTCCTTGGCCTTCTTGTCCTGGCGCGGTGCCGGTGCGGCGTCGTCCTGGTTGTCGTCCTGGTCGTCGCCCTGGTCGGCGGCGTCCTGGTCGTCCTGGTTGTCGCTATTCCAGGACGGTGCGGTCCCGGACTTGTTCGCCAGCAGGACGGCGAGCGCTTCTAGGTCCTTCATGGTCAGGTCGTTGACTTTGCGGCCTCCCAGGTGCGCGGCGGCGTCGGGATGGCTTCGGACAAAGGAACGCATTGCGCCCCTTTTGTTTACGCTAGGGTGTTGTTTCATAACGCTTTTTGCCTTTTGTTGTGGTGGGTGCTATCAAGTAGCGGTCCCATGCTACAGGACAAAAGGACAAGGACACAACAAAATGTTGCATGCTCCTGGTGAGAAAAAGCGGGGCGGGTGGCGCGGGCATCCGTCGTCCCTGCTCGCCCTGGTCGCAACACAATTCCCGGCCCAGGTCGTGCGGCGCTGCGAGCGGTGCAAGCGGTCGGCGCTGCGGTCGTCCCGGTTCTGTCTCTGGCATGCGAAGCGTCCCAGGCTGCATCTACCAGGACGAAAAGAAAGCGCGGCACTTGATGCGATGTGGCGGCTCGGGCTTGTCCCCTTGGATTTGATGGCTCTCCAGGCGTGGCGCGATTTGTCCTCGGTCCCGGTGGCGATGCGGGCCCCGGCTCGGCTCGCCCTGGTCGTCCTCTGGCATGATCGGCTGTCCCGTCCCCAGGAATGGGCCCGGGCGTGGCGTGTTGCGTTGTCCCTGGCGGACTACAAACGGGAAGGGGTTCAAGGATGGGACGCGATCTAGGACAAGATGAGTTCGGCTTGGGACAACAAAAGCCCCTGGTTCGGGACAACAAAGCGTTACGGGGTTATGATGTGCGAGCCAAGCTATTGAAAGTAATGGACAATCCGAAGGCTTCGCCCCAAGCCCAGGCATCGGCGGGCCGCACCCTGGCCGAGATGGACGGGCTGATCGGGCGTCATCAGGCGGCCCCGGCCAAGGGGTCAGCGGTGCCGGTGGGACAACTGTCCCGGGCTGAGCTTGAGGGTGAGCTTGCGAGATTGCGGGACAAGTGCAGCTAAGCCCTTGTCCCTGCTGCGTTGTGTGCGTCCTGCGCTAGGACGCAGCGCACCAGGGACAGGGACAGGACCGTCCCGGCCTTGTCCCTGGCGGCTTCCGCCCCCCTCGGGGGTCCGCGACCGCCCCGCGCTGTGCATGTGATGCCGTGGGTACAAAATTTGGGATTTACCCACCCTAGCCAACATATTGTTATAACTAAGGTTTCCGTCAGCGAATTGACAGAACAGGCCGTAAAATTTCAGCGCGGATAACCCGAGCGGCCAAGCGCAAGGTTCTGATCTGCATTGCGTGTCCTGCATTTGTTGTGTTAGTGCTGCGCCCCAAGGGCAAAATCTGGTAGCCCAAGGGAAGGGGCCCAATGCCGGGGCGGTTGAGATCAGCGCTTCTCGCGACGGCACCGATGCCCGCCCCGCCCGCACGGAATTTCTCTTTCACTGATTGGCAAGTGAACAACCCCACGGCTCCGCCCCCGGGGGACAAGCTCGACAGCAATTTTGATCTGACCAATCTCGCGATCACGCAACAGCTTGCGTGGGCGAGCGTGTCGCTCAACAGCGACGGGACCGTCAGAGATGCCATTCTCGACGCGAACAATTTTGTCCCGGGGCTTTTCGACCAGGTGTCTCAGGACATTATCGACGATGTTCAACCCCTGGTCACGGAGGCCCAAAGCTATGCCAGCCAAGCCCAAATCTCAGCCGCGAATGCAGAAGCAGAAGCAACCAGCGCAGCGGGGCAAGCCGCCAATGCCGCCGCGTCGCGCGACGCCGCCCAAGTCGCCGCCGCCGAAGCAGAAGGTTCGGAGACAGCAGCAGCGCTGAGTGAAACCGCCGCGACCAATGCCAAGGTCGCGGCGGAAACGGCTGCGGGCGCCGCCATGGGGTCCGAAGATCAGGCGATGCTTTTTGCCGATCTGGCGGGCGCATGGGCCGAACACATGCCCGACACCATCCCGCCCGAAGTGCTGGCGGTGAATGCGATCACGGGCGACCATTGGTCAAGCCGGTGGTGGGCGAACAAGGCCAATCAGGCGTTCGGTGCGGCGGGCTGGTACTACGCCGGTGCGGGCCCGACGCCGCCATTGTTCACAGTGACCGGCGATCCGCTGCCGATTGGCGCGATCTGGTTCGACACGTCGATCCCGCCCGGCACCATCAGGATATGGAACGGCAACGCCTGGATCGCGGCGGCTCCGTCGTCGCTCCCGCCCAACAGCATCAACACGATCCACCTGATCGACGGCTGCGTCACGACGCCGAAGATCGCGGACGGCGCTTGCACTCTGGCGAAGCTGGCCCCGAACAGTGTCGATAGTTCTAAAATTGTGGACGGCAGTATCGCGCTGGCGGACCTTGGTCCGAACTCCGTCGATAGCTCGAAAATTGTCAACGGCAGTATCCAACTGATCGACCTCGGGGCCGGGTCCGTCGATAGCTCCAAGATCGTGGACGGCAGTATCGATCCGGTCGATTTGTCGGCGGCGACGCTCAACCTGATCGCGACCGCCAATCCGTTCGATCAGGTTTTGAACAAGGCCAGCGCGGTCCAGTTCGCCTCGACCAAGTTCGGCGGCGCGACGGCGGCGTTCCCCATGCTCAAGCCCAACGGGGTAGAGCTGCAAGCGCGTCTTGCCGATGACAGCGCCTTTGCGGATTTCCACGCCAGGGACACGATCTTTCGGGGGATGAATGTCAGCAACCCGAACAATGGCCCGGCAGCGTCCTATACGCAGAACAGCGATCCCGGCAATGTTGCGCGCGCCGCATGGCTGGCGACCAACGGGCTGCATTATGGCGGCCTCTTTCACTATGGCACTGGCTACGTCACGGGGGCCTTTGACAGCGCCAAGCCTGACGGCACGCTGATCCTCGGCACGGGC